TTGTTTGTCAGTTTGGGGCCAGTGATTAACAAACTATCAGCTAGTACTTTACAGGAACAAGGTGTGCTTGCTCAATGCCACGTGAATATTATTCAATTACAAGATGGATTGGAATTTTCAAACTATCAAAGCGAGTTGAAGCATTTGCTTGAAGATTCAACACGATTGGATGTCATTGCCAAGCAAATTCAATCACTAAAGGCTAGTGGCAATACATTAGTTCTAGTTGATCGAGTGAATGCGGGTAAGGAAATCGTTAGTAGGATCCCCGATGCAGTCTTCATCAGTGGAGATACCAAGGCACAAGTAAGGCAGGAAGAGTATGACAAAGTGTCTGTAAACTCAGGATTAGTCTTAGTCGCAACATATGGAGTGGCAGCGGTAGGCATCAACATCCCTCGAATATTTAATGTGGTGCTGATCGAGCCTGGCAAATCATTTGTGAGGGTTATTCAAAGCATTGGCCGTGGCATTAGAAAAGCAGAAGACAAAGATCACGTGGAAATATACGATATAACTTCAAGCTGCAAGTTTGCCAAACGTCATTTGACAAAGCGAAAAGAATTTTATAAAGAGGCCAATTATCCCTTTTCAGTGGATAAATTACAATATAAATAATGGATGATACTCCCAAGACTATTGCTTTCTTAGACCAAATAGTGTATAATAACTATAACAATATCGGAGAAATAAAATTCGCATCCTCACTTTAGAAAATTCTTATTACAATCTTGAAACTCTGCCTGAGGAAATAGATGATCTGCGATTTGCTATCCTAGACAACTCAAACCCCACAGCAGTTGACTATCATTACATCCCTCTAATATTCCTAGAATCATTCAGCTCTCCGGCGTTGGTATTGCGAATAGGTGAACACGTTATAAAGATGCCCGTTGATTGGCAGATTTTGATTGGTGAAAAGGAACACGGCGATCTAGAAACATTGCCCCTAACTAGTATCAATGATCGCGGGTTTAATGCGTTTGAATTCAATCCATTATCATCATTCTCCCCTACATTTCAACCCATTGAAATTATTGACATCTACCACGATGTAACTTGGTATGCTCCGAGGCTTAAGAATGGACAATTTCTTTGCGTACCAATTCAAGACTCAGTTAAACCAATGTGCGTTTATTTCGTAAAAGAAGTTAGCAGAAACTGTGAGATCGTAGATTATTCGTTAGCGTGGTAAGTATATAATGGCAACAAAACTAGCAGTAGATGAGAAGTTTGAAAAACAAGATTTTGATTTGTTTGAAGCCTTGACCGCGTTAGATAAAAAAGATTATGCTTGGTTTGACCGATTAACTGAAGATCAGCAGCGAAAATTTGTGCCCTTTATGATGGTGCATTGGATGAGCGCAATCAAAGGTAATAAGGATCTCCAGGGATATTATTTGCAAAGCACTGAGTATCACGCTAATAAATATCTATTCAATGAAAACGTACAAAAGCATCCCAAGCTGCAATGGCTAATGTTATGTGCAGCTAGTCCGGGCTTGGGCAAGCAATTTCATCAATGGATACCAAACATAAGCGCAAGTGTCAGTAAACTTAAAACACCTGCAAAGGCTAAAGAAGTTAAAGACTACTATGCAAAGATTTACCCTAAAGCAGACAGTGACACCTTAACAGAGATTGCCAAGACGTTTGTAATTGAGCAAAAGCGTAAAATACATTTGAGTACTTTGTTTCCAAATCTCAAGATATCCGATATTGAAACCCTTAACCAGATAGTAACCGATGATGATATTGAAGAATACGAAAAAGATAGAGGCAACGGATAGTGCTATCAAGTACGGTTGTGAATTTTGCAAACGTGAATTCCTTCGTGAATCAACTGTATTAAAGCATATATGTGAATACAAACATCGTTGGCTTGAGAAGGATAGGCGTGGTAATCGGATCGGGTTTCAAGCTTGGTTGCAGTTTTATGTAAAAAATAGTACCAGCAAGAAAAATCGAACATACGAAGAATTCATTAAGAGTGCATATTACACCGCCTTTGTAAAGTTTGGGACTTATTGTGTTGATATTAATGCGCTGAATATCAATAGGTTTGTAGATTGGTTGTTGAAGAACCAGGTTAAAGTTGATGCTTGGAATAGTGATAGCTCATATAATAAATTTCTTACAGAATACCTTCGTGAAGAAGACCCGCTAGACGCAATTGCCCGTAGTATCGAAACTACTATCACACTAGCAGAAACAGAACGGGTATTGAATCGTGATATTTTACGATATGCCAATAAGAATAAACTCTGTCACGCCGTCACAACCGGTAAGATTAGTCCATGGATGCTATATCAAAGTGCAAGTGGTACTAAATTTTTAGATGAGTTAGACGAAACTCAGGTTAAAATGATCATCGACTATATCAATCCTGAACTATGGGCCATCAAGTTTATACGAGATATTAAAATAGTGCCGCAAGTAAAGGAATTGTTGGTCGCGGCCGGCTATTGAGTATGACTGATCAGCCCATTACATGGCACTGGAATGATGATGGAAATTTAGGCTGGCATACGTGCCATCTACCTAATCATTTTGATCAAGTAAGTACCTATATGGATCGATACGACGAGATAGTTAACTGGATAACAGAGTCGATTGAAAAGTATGAGAGGCACGCTAGATGGAAAATAGATTATGAAACTATCTACGTTAAGTTTAGGTATGAACGGGATTATGTAAGATTTGTGTTGAGGTGGTCATAATGAATTCCGCTAAGATTGAGTGGACTGAGCTTACACTAGCGAGAAAAGAGTTTAAAGAATTGTATGCACAATGTGGACCAAATGTATTCAAATCTCATTTAGCAGAAATATACGGAATCGAGTTGAAATATGTTGACAATGTTACTAGATACTGTATAATTGACGAGAAGAAATACTTACTCTTTTTATTAAAATGGGGGTAAGTGATAAATTTTAAAAGGAATAAGATGTCATTAGATGTAATGCTAGATATTGAAAGTTTAGACACATCACCAAACTGTGTGATATTAACGATTGGTGCGGTATCGTTTAATCCCAAAGGAATGGGAGTGGTAGATAGATTGGAATTGCGCCCTACTATTGATGAACAAACCGATGTTTATAATCGTGTAATCAATGAAGATACCATCAGGTGGTGGGGTAATCAAAGCGCCGCAGCCATGGAAGAAGCTATGGGTGATAATGGTAGAGAGTCATTTCAAGTATGTATGGAAAAGCTGTACAAATTTTGCTGGAATCGGCGAGCAGTATGGAGCAACGGTGCAGGGTTTGATTGTGTGGCAATGGAAAGTGCTTGGCGACAACTTGATATGAAGATTCCCTGGCCCTTTTATATGGTGCGAGACACTCGGACATTGTTTGAGGTCACCGGTGTCAAACTAAAAGACGGTGGACACGTTACCAAGCACACCGCGGTGGCTGACGCAGAACATCAAGCATTAACTGTTCAGCGAGCCTACGCCAAGCTGATCAAAGCAGGGATGGTGACACCGTGATACTTAAATCAGGTGATATTGATATTGATTTTGGCTCAAGGGAAGAGTTACTCAACCACATAGAGTTTGTTCCCGCAGCTATGCGTAAAGTTTCTCCGATTAGGAAACACGCTACTGGTATATACGTGACTGATATACCATATGATCCTGTCAATGATATGGCTTCAATTGACTATTCTGATGCGGAAGAGCGCGGTTATTTTAAGTTAGACTTGCTCAATGTTCACGTTTATACTCACGTTAGGGACGAGGCTCATCTAATCAATTTGATGTGTGAACCAAATTGGAATAAACTTAGGAATAGTTCATTTGTTGAAAAGCTGATTCATTTGAACAATCAGTATTACAATTTGCAGAAGATGCCAGAACCTATCGATAGCATCCCGCGCCTCGCTATGTTTCTAGCAGTAATCAGACCTGGTAAAAAACATCTAATTGGTAAACCTTGGAGTGAGATTAGTAAAACTGTATGGGATAAAGGATCAGACGGCTATGTATTCAAGCGTTCGCATTCTTGTGCCTACGCACAGTTAGTGGTTGTCCATATGAATATTTTAGAAGAGCAAAGTAAGGCCTAAGGCATACGTTTTACTAATGTGATGCTACGACGCTTGCTACGACGTTTATGTAGTTCATTCATACTGCAAACTGGTCCGTGAACTATGATTAGGCTTTTATTTGTAAATGTACGCAAATATGGTTTAAAAATAGCCCAATCTTCTTTCAGGAAGAGATTGATTGGTATCAATCTATTGCTCTCCCACCACCATATATCACCCAATTCTAAGAATTTACCCTTAATAGTGATATCTACTATGGCTCCATAGTCGTAAATAGTAGTAACAGCATCATCTCTATTTTGAACGATGCCCACATAATCCTGATTGGCATAGGAACAAATTGTTATGAACGGGTGACTATCGCTAAGCTTCTTAAAAAACTCATTATGGGGCATTGTATATGTTATTGTAAACTATATTTACTCTCGGGTGCCCGAAGTTAATAATTTAGTATTATCACTTTCGCTTTTATTTATCGTTTGATGTGATAAATAATTAACATTAGGAAAAAGAATACATGGCTTATAGTACTTCAGTTTTTGTTTACACACAACGCCAAATTGTTGTCCTATTGTTCGGCAATTCAGTGAGGGAATATATGCCTGTATATAGCAAACCTTTAACGCTGCATAAAGGCGTTGATAATATGATCCAGTTTCAGTTTTTAAATCAGGAACAGAAACCGGTAAATATCACAGACAAAGAGATTAGTTGCCGCATCATCAGTTATGATGGTACCACCGTGCTACTGCGTAAAGCATTAACCTTGCAGCTACCTGTAACAGGGATTGCCTCTCTCATATTGAATGCAGCAGATATTGAAAATATTGATGTTCAACAGGGATATTATTCGTTAGAGATTCCCATTGGAGAGTTCGATTTCCCTGTATTCGTAGATCAGAATGCAGGTGCAAGGGGCGATATGAATATCGTTAATTCTATTTTACCATCGTTTGTGCCATCTGAAACCATATCAATTCCCACTGGCCAGTCATTCCCCAATACCAATCCACTTGCCAACGCAAACTCAGTTGCTGTGATATATCACACCAGTGTTATTAATACCAATAACAATCCTATACTCACTATACAAGCTAGGTACGCTGATTTTTATGGTGATGTGCTTGTTGAGGGGTCGGTTATTGTTGACGGTGATTGGTATCCCATTCTAAATTCTACATATTCCAATGTGACAGATACACTGGGTTACACTGTAATCGGATTCCATCCATATATTAGACTACAATTTACTAGCAATGTAGGTGTGGTAACCAATATTTTAGCCAGGTAAATAACCCTAGACGCTTGATTTTCAACTTAAATTATGCTATACTAGCATAGTAATGTTCGATATACTTTCCATCATCCCGGGTAAGAAAAAAGTCACTGGTTCGGGCTGGACATCCTTCAACGCAGTGTGTTGTATCCACAAAGGTCATAGTCCTGATCGTCGCAGCCGCGGTGGTGTTAAGATAAACGGTACTAATTTTTCAATGCATTGTTTTAACTGTGGATTCAAATGTGGATTTACTTTGGGAAAAAGTATAACCATAAATACCAAGCAGTTTCTTACTTGGTGTGGAATCGATCAAGATCAGATACAACGTTGGAGCTTGGAGAGCTTACAACATAAAGATTTGCTCTCGTATGTTAACATTAAAAAGACCAACTCAAAAACTAAATTTAAAGATCATCCATTGCCCCCTGGTGAGGTGTTGGATACAATTAATCCAGAACACAGCAAGTATGTTTCGTATTTGCAGAAACGGTCTATAAATCCTGATGATTATCCGTTTCTAGTTACCCCATCTGACCCAGGAAGAAATGCCAATAGGATAGTCATTCCGTATACCTATCAAAATAAAATAGTAGGACATACTAGCAGGTACTTAGATAACAAGATACCTAAATATATCAATGAGCAACAACCGGGATATGTGTTTGGTATTGATTTCCAAAAGCCAGAATGGGAAGTATGTATTTTAGTAGAGGGAATTTTTGATGCACTAAGTTTGAATGCGTGTGCATTAACACACAACACCATTAATCCCGAACAAGCTGTATTATTAGCACAATTAAATAGAAGAATTATTTTTGTTCCGGATAGGGATAAAACAGGATTAGAAACGTGTGACCGAGCGTTAGAATTGGGATACAGCGTAAGTATTCCCAATTGGTCAGCCCACGTAAAAGATGTAAATGATGCCGTTTGTCGTTATGGCAGGCTACCAACATTGTTAAGTATATTGCAAACTGCTACTACCAGCCGAATTAAAGTCGAGCTTAGAAAAAAGCACGTAAAAAAATTAATCACCCGATAGAAACTTTAAAAGGAATAAAATTGACAAAGCAAGAAAAACGCAAGCAAATGGAATATACCATTGAGGTTCAAACATTGTTTTTACAGATGATGATAACCAATGCTGAGTTGTATGTTCGGGTTACTAATATTTTCAATCCCGATAACTTTGATCGAACATTGCGTCCGGTCGCAGAATTGTTTAAAGAACATTGCGCAAAATACAATGTGTTACCTGATTCTACACAGGTTAAAGCGATTACTAATGTAGAAGTGGAACCTATTCCTGAATTAGTGGATGGTCATTCAGAATGGTTTCTTGATGAGTTTGAATCCTTTACCAAGCGACAGGAACTTGAACGCGCTATTCTGAAAAGTGCAGACTTGCTTGAAAAGGGTGAGTATGAACCAGTTGAAAAGTTGATTAAAGATGCGGTGCAGATTAGCTTGCAAAAGGATATGGGGCTGGACTATTTTGCAGATCCTAGAGCTAGACTGCTAGCGTTGAAATCTAATAATGGACAGAACAGCACCGGTTGGGCAACAATGGATAAAGCATTGTACGGAGGGTTTAATCGAGGTGAACTACAAATATTTGCCGGCGGGTCAGGTTCAGGTAAAAGCTTATTCCTACAAAATCTAGCAGTTAATTGGTCAAACGCAGGGTTGAATGGAGCATACATTACATTAGAACTAAGTGAGGGGCTGTGTAGTATGCGAATTGATTCAATGATGACCGCAACTAGTAGCAGAGATATTTTCAAAGAATTGGACAATGTTGAGATGAAGGTAAAGATAATGGCCAAAAAGTCTGGCAAGTTGCGTATTAAGTATATGCCAGCACAAAGCAACATCAATGACATTAGAGCGTATTGTAAGGAATTACAGGTTCAAACCGGGATGAAAGTTGACTTTTTATGTGTAGATTACATTGACTTGTTGATGCCGGTTAGTGCTAAAGTGTCCCCTGAAAATCTGTTCATCAAAGACAAGTATGTAGCTGAAGAAATGCGTAACTTGGCAAAGGAACTGAATATCCTATACGTAACCGCTTCACAGTTAAATAGGTCTGCGGTTGAAGAAATTGAATTCGATCACAGTCACATCTCGGGTGGTATTTCAAAGATTAATACAGCGGACAATGTGTTTGGTATTTTTACTAGTCGTAGTATGCGAGAGCGTGGGCAGTATCAACTTCAACTAATGAAAACTCGTTCAAGTTCGGGAGTGGGGCAAAAGATAGAATTAGAATTTAATGTAGAAACTCTTAGAATTACTGACCCTGAGATTGACGGTCCTAATAGCTTTAAGCCTGCAAATAGCCCCAGTGACATTATGAATAGATTGAAACCTGTCTCTACAGTGAATGATGCAGTACACGATGTGGTAGAGGCTGATACCAAGCGTGTAGTGGCGGATGTGCAGGGCTCTAAATTGAAATTGTTGTTAAATTCATTAAAGAAATAATTATCTCAAATAGCATAAATACTATTAGGATAATCGTATGCAAAAGCAAACTCGCAGCCTTTTAGAAGAATTAGAAGCAATCGGTAATAACCGTGATGTGTCACACATCATTGAAAGCCGTGCCCACAACATAATTACTAGTGCGATTAACTTGATCGAACTAATTAATCGACATTATGATAGTGGTACTTCGGAAGTTCTAGAAAGAAAACTCATCAGTGCCATTAAAGGTAGAGATCAAGCTAGATTTTCAAAATCTATAAGGAAAAAATTATGAAGTTGAATGAAGTCAATCGCCCGGATAAATTATCTGAAGCGTTATCCGACCTAATAGGGGATTATGCCACCGCCGCCCTGTCAGGTGGAGGGATGTCTACTAAAGATAAAATGGCACAAAATATCTTTAGTAGAGATTTTGTGGGAAGGGCAACATCTGCGATAAACAGTGCTATCAAAGGAAACTTGGTAGATCCTAACTCTAGATCACAGATTGTAGGGCCAGTGAATCCACCGGTGATCGGCGCTGCGAAAGGCCCTAGCGCAACCACTCCTAAGACTAGCCCGGGCGCTGCTGCGTTTGGTCAGATGGGCAAACAATTAGGTGGTGGTAGTGCTGCGCCTCCTGTAAATCCCGGTGCTGCTGCGTTTGGTCAGATGGGCAAACAATTAGGTGGGGCTCCCACTACAGCCTCCGGCGCACCGCAGACACCTGCTGAAATAAGAGCACAGAAACAAGCTGCGGCAGGTGCCGCAGCAAGAGGTAATATGGCTGCAACATCGATAGGTGCGCCAAAGCCACCGGCGACACCTGCGGCACCTGCAGCTAGCAAAAGCTATGCACAGACCTTTCCAAAAGCAAGTGCAGCGGCTGCTGCTGATGATGAGGCTGATGCAGCAGTTGCTACTCATAAAAATTCTCGTCCAGCGGTACAATCCAATGCCATCGATCGGAAGCCAGAGCGCGCCGGCTTGGTCAATCCAAGAAGAAATTTTCGCGAATCAACTTATAATCAGTTGAACCGTGTGTTTGAGGGAATGTTAAATGAAGAAGCAGAAAGCATATCTTCTTACTTACAGCGGTGGGTTAAACAATACTTGAAGGGTATAAACCTTTCTGATCCGAGAATTTATGCAGAAGTTAATAAAATGATTAACAATGTGCAAACTACTTGGTCTAGTGATAAAGGTAAAGCGGCTCTCACAACACTGGCTAATACGGCATACGCATTAAGTCATAGTAATAAAATTGGTGGAGGGGCATCGACACCACCCGCTGCAGCGGCGCCGCAGAGCGCAGGGCAGGCCTTTATAAAGGGTATGACGGGTGCGGCAACTACTCCGGCTGCTACAGCTACTCAACAGACTGCTAGTGGATTATCGCAGTTAGCACAACTATTACCATTAGTTGATAAGTTGGATCCTGGAGCAAAGAAACAGTTGATCAACCATCTTCAACATCCTACTGCATTCGTAAATCCTGCGCAGAAATCTAAAAAATTGGTACCAAAGCAGGCTGCTGTAACAGCGGAATCTAGTCGTAGGATTACTCCAAAATGAATTTAGCTGCATCCTTAGCATCACTCAAAAAGAAAATTGACACTATTAATACCCCTCCTCTTGTTGAGGACAAAGGGCACTTAGACCATCCTGAAGACTTGGTATTTCTAGGTGATATTACAGGTGCTACTAGGGCATTAACCGCGATTCAACAAACAGTTACTAACCCCAAGACGGTAACAATTAAATGGGACGGCTACCCTGCGCTCATCTTTGGTCGTGGCAGTGATGGTAAGTTTAGTATTATGGACAAACATATGTTCAATAAGAAAGACGGTACTGGCAGACGAATATTCAGCTCAAAGCAATTTAGAGAATACGACCTAGCCCGAGGTGTAGATCGTTCCGATTTACACAGATTGATAGCTGAGATATGGCTCGGGCTAGAAAAAGCATCAGCCGGCGCCTCTGGGTACTATTGGGGTGACTTGCTGTTTAGTAACCCACTAACTGAAGCGAATGGACTATACACATTCAAAGCAAACCCAAATGGGATAACATACACTGTGGATCCAAAGAGTGTTGTTGGAAAGCTAATGGCTGGAAAGCAAGCTGGTATTGCAGTTCATCAATATATAGCACCAGATGCACCTAGCACAGACCTCGCAGTGCCATTGAATGGGAATATTGGCAAGTTAAAGAATAATTCCAATGTAGCTATTGTACCCAGTAAAATGCCAAATACGCCGGCGTTAAAACTAGATACGTCACTAGTAGCTGGTGTTAAAAATGCGATTTCTCAATATGGAGATGCAGTTAATCAACTGATGAATACTGCGCCGCAAGCAAGAAATACGTTTAATCAACTATTTACTACTTATCTTAATAAGAAAATAGTGTCAGGTGATCTAAACAATTTACTGCAGGGGTTTATGTCATACGTTGATACTAGACCAATGACAGACGCAATGCGGGCTAAGATAGATACTCATTTACAAAATAATCAAGATGGCTTAGTGGGCGCATTTACGATATGGGCAGCTATATACAAGCTAAAAATGTCTATCGTAGACCAATTGAATAAAGCCGCTGAGTCTAGCCCAGTACAAGGCTATCTGCAAGATGGTACCGCAACGCAAGAGGGGTTTGTATCACAGGGTTTAAAATTTGTAGATAGGATGGGCTTTAGTCGCCAAAACCTGCAGGGTAGATGACCAAAATCCCGCCGCAAAACCAGTATTTTTTACTCCTGGCATAAATAAGTGTAGAGCTATACGCTCACAAACTTAAAGGAATTTTTAAAATGGCACAATTTACAAGAGTTAATGGCGACTTTCTACCACTAATCAACTATGACTCACCAGCATATACCAACGCAGGTGTTAACGCAATTGAATCAGCAGCAACAGTTCAGCCAGCTGGTCCTAAATTAGCATTCGGAACAATCACCTTCACTGGTGCAGCTACACCATCAGGTTCTGACTTAGCAAAAACTTTCCAGATCATAGAGCAATTAGCTACAATTATGATGTACGAGTATACTGAAGTTGGCGACAATACTGACACGTTAGCAGTTGCTATTTATCCAGTCGGTGCTTGGGACTTCACTAACGGCGGTGCCCTTGATGTTGCATTGACCGCAGCTACAGGCTTAAATTATGCTGTTACTACAGCAGCAACAGCTACATTCACAAACTAATTGATTAGTTTTTGATACACCAGCCCGAGATTTATTCTCGGGTTTTTTTACCTCAATAAATAGTAGTATGAGTTTCAATATTCAATGCTATACGATGTTCGACATCACACAGACCAAAGTAATGAATCGTTCACGTCCGATAGCAGATGATGAATCATGGCTGTATAAAAGAAATACGCAATGCAATTTTGACACTGTGGTTCAGGCTATATCCCTAAGATCACAGCCTGAGGTAGTTGCCGCTCCTAAGAGAATACAAATACGATTTGATGAGTTTGATAATTTTGGGTTTCTATATCAACAAGCAGAAGATGAAACCTATCCTTGCTGGACCTTTGATTTTATGATACAACATCCCAGTGTGTTTGATGATGGGATATCTGAATTGGGATCGTTGTACAGTGATTGTGATGGCGTCCCGATGATTTTATGCGGCACTGAATGGAATAAGTTACCATTGTTTTTAGATTCGTCTCCGGAACTCAGAAATATTTATTTTACGGTACATTATGACAACGAATAAAATTATAGACAAAGTTACAAAGTTCTTAACCAATGAGTTTATACAATCGGTAGGTAACATAGCCATCTTTAAAAATGATGATGGTTCATACGAACTTTTTGACCGTTACATAATTAATGAAACAAAAAATAACACCTTTATAGTCAGAATTCGCAGTAGCTATACTACCAAGACATTTAACTCGTTGAAGAATGCAGTAACTTGGTGTACATTTGAAAAGAGAAATAAATTTCATCAAACAACACGGATTGAACATTTAGACAAGTCTATTGGCAGTATCAATGTAGAAATCACTATGCATCAGAATCTACTTAAAAAAAGTAACGAATTAGACAAAAAAATGATATACATCGCAAAGCTCAATGAAGAAAGGCTTAAACGAAAGAGTATGACTACGGAAATGCATTCATACATCACTGAATCCAAGTATTGGCAAACAAAAAAGTTTGCTCCAAAGGATCAAAATATGTATGAAAAGATAAATACTTTATAACGTTTGGAATAACAATATGAAACTTACCGATTTTGACAGCAAAGAATATGCGCCCCAAGCACTCAAAGAAAATTATAAAGTTTCCTTTGATGTAAAACACATGTCAATGCCCGATACGAAAACCATGCTACAAAAAGTACGTGGATTAGCGATGGAAGCCAGAGGATCATCTGATTTCCATCAAAATCAAGCCAATCCATCGTATATGAAACTAGTTTTTATGGAGCAGGCTCTTGTATCACACTTTAATGTGTTATCATCACGCCCTCAGCCTCGTATCGTGTTTGAGAACGAAGAGGTTGAAAAATCACAGGTTGTATTGGCAGCACAGGATATGGTTGACTCCGTTCAGAAAATGGTCGAAGAAGTCAGCGATATGTTAGTTAAAGAATTGCCTGCGTTAGTTGATAGCATTCAATCTGAGATTGGTGTCAATGAAAGTACTCAGTTTAACGCACAGGTTACTGAAGCACTATCCAGCCTAGCAGCGACGCTAACACTGTCTAAGACAACATTGCAAGGGGCACTCAATACTATCACCGGTCAAGGTGATGCGGCATTTGGTGCTGATATGGGTGCTGATATGGGTGCTGATCTAGGCGCTGATATGGGCGCCGCAGATGGGGCTGAGTTAGGAGCTGAGGATGAAGAAGACTTGATGGCTCCTGAAGCGCCGGAAGCTCCTGAAGTTCCCCCAGTTGGCGGAGTAGGCAGAGCCAAGAGATAAGTAATGCGACTTTACGAGTTTGCAGCCGACCCTATAGTTACTAGCTTGGTTGCAGTGGTTGATCAATTACAAACTGACTTAGATTCTGGTGAAGTTCATTCCGATTGGACTGTTCCGGAACTGTTAGCTTATTTTAGAGATTACGATATACTCCTAGATAAAACAGATTTATACAATATGATTCAAGTGCCGCCTCTGAATAGTCTGATACAGAATATTCAAGGTGATAATGTTATATTCAAAGGACAGACCTCGGCCGCTGATCAACCTGAAGATGAAAAAAAGAAGATTGTGAAATCAATGGCCAATCACGCTGCCCAGCAAGTTAAATGATAATAGCTACCACCGCCGCAGTTAATAAAGTAAAACAACAGCTACAAAAAAGAGGGAAGGGTAGTGGTATTCGCATAGGCGTAAAGACTACTGGTTGCTCTGGACTTGCATATGTTCTGGAATTTGTAGATTTACCACAATCAACAGACATTAAACTAGCCTGTGAAGGCTGTGATATCTATATGGATCCTAAATCACAACCCTATTTACAAGGGTTAACAGTAGATTATGTTCGTCAAGGGTTGAATGAGGGTTTTGAATTTAGTAATCCCAACTCTAAAGGTGAATGCGGTTGTGGAGAGAGTTTTAGAGTTTGACCTAACTGCTTGACTTTGGGCGAGCAGCATAGTATAATACTACTATGTATAATCCAACTAAATTCAACTACGTCCCAATTAGTCGGGAGACTATTGATGGTTCACGCAAATATTTAACCCCGGACGGGGAAAGGCTCCCAAGTGTTACCACTATCCTAGATGCAACTAAATCTGAGGAAAGCAAACAAGCATTACAAAATTGGCGTAAACGAGTTGGTGTTCAAAAAGCACAAGAGATTACTACTGAAGCTGCAGGCGTTGGTACTTCTATGCATAAGCAATTGGAAAATTACTTATTGGGCAATGAAGTAATAGTGGGCAGCAATCTTGTCCATAGAACCGCATCCCCAATGGCTAAAACTATTATTGATTCGGGGTTGATCCATTTAAATGAATGCTGGGGGACTGAAATACCTTTATATTTCCCCTCAATTTACGCAGGCACAACAGATGGTGCCGGGTTGTGGAAGGGCAAACCTGCCATACTCGATTTCAAACAAACAAATCGACCAAGGAAATCGGAATGGATAGATGATTACAGGTTGCAATTGGCTGCGTATGCACTGGCCCATAATGAAATTCATGGTACTAATATTCAAACTGGTATTATTCTAATGTGCTCACGTGCCCTTGAATATCAAGAGTTTGTTATTGAGGGGAACGAATTTAAATTTTTTACCGATCTTTGGTGGAAGAGGGTAGAGAAATATTATTTACTTCAATGAACATTTACCATTGTTATGCCAACGTGAAAAATTACTGCTACCCTGGCCCGAAACACTGCAATATTCACACATCCATTTTTTCTGTGTGGGGTGTGTGCCATTATTAACCGCATCTGAAGCGATAGATGTTCCGTCAGGTCTTTTTTGAAATGGGCATTTGCCGGATAATGCGAGTTCTGACATATAACTAGTCCCGTCGGCTCTTTTTTGAAACGGGTGCGTTCCTTTAGCAACTCGGTTCCTTCCTGATACGCTTTGAATTTTACCACCGATAAAGTTATGAATACCTGCCTCTACCAATCTTCTATTTCTTTCCGATGCAAATTCACTACCTAACCACGGATGGGTTCCTGCCTCTACCGTCTGGATATTTCTAGCCCTAACCAATGCTCCGATTTCCTCTGTTGATAAATGCATTTTTGCTGCAATCCTAGCACATGCTGCCAAATCACCCTGTGAATAATGAATGTCATAGTGTTGTTGAATGGAAAGACATTTCAGATTTGATATATGATTATGGTTACGATTGCCGTCTATATGGTGTATCTCGTAAGTTCTACCGTGTTCATCAACTGGTATTGGTCCGTAGTGAGATATGTAAACTTTTCGATAATTTTCACCTGAATAAATAGTCATGCTGGTGCTCCTTGTAAATGAATAGCATTAGAGAGGGCAGGAATCGCCATTCCGTGGCTCTCACTACTATTTAGTCCGTCACGTTCTATCTCAGTTATAGACCAAACTTCTACCATAGATGATAAATAGATGTAATATAAAGAAATTACATCTATGGCCATCATCCAGATTTCGAAAATACAACAGCGATCAGGTAATATCGTTGACCTGCCACAGCTTGACGAAGCTGAATTTGGTTGGGCAACGGATTCTAAACGGTTGTTTATAGGTAAAACCACCCCGAATGAAAATATTGAAGTATTAACTTCTTATTCTGATATTAGCTTTAGTCAAATATCAGGCGCGACTGGTAATTTAGACATTGACGGTCCAAACGTAGCCAATGGACAGGTACTAGCGTTTAACGGAACAAATTGGACTAATCGTGGTGGCAATGTAGGTGGATTGATTACCTTGGGCGATGTTTCTAATGTCAAAATAGACGGTGGTGCTATTGGATATGTGTTAGAAACAGACGGTACAGGTAATCTAGCTTGGACTCCAAAGTCTACGATTACTGCATACATTGAAAACATTACACAAGCTAATCCGGCAGTTGTCACTACAACGCAAGACAATTTCTTTGTAGACAGTTCAGATATTACCATTACCGGTGTCATTGGTATGACAGAAGTTAATGGACAAAGCTATTACGCAAATGTATTAACCGCTAATACCTTTGCTCTTTATACTGATGTTGGACTAACAGTATCGGTGAATTCTAGTGGTTACGGTACCTTCCCATACACTACTGCAACTGCGACCACAGTGGGAACCAATATTATTGCCGTTGTCAGCAGTACAGCATTCACTGTTAATGATCCTATCGTATTTACAGGTACAACGTTCGGCGAAATTGTGGCAGGAACAACATATTATGTTAAAACTAAACCCACCGGTGCACAGATTACTATTTCTGAAACATTGGGTGGGACTACTTTTAGTCTCACTACTGCGAGTGGATCCTGCACAGTATATGCTACAGGTGGTAGGGTTATTTCTGCTGTCGGCGGCTCAGGAACGACGGCTGCAGGCGGCTCTAATACAATGGTTCAGTTCAATAATAATAACATATTGGATGGGGATTCTGATTTTACTTGGGATTATAATACCAATCTCGTTACTATCAATGGTAACGCAAATGTAGGCAACTTAAATGCCACGGGAATAGTAACCTCTTCTAGGTTAACTTCAAACATAGCGACCGGTACAGCACCACTCACGGTAACCAGTACAACCCCCGTGGCAAACTTAGCAGCCAATGTATCATTATATGGACAGGTTACTTTACAGACTACCGGTACTTTCTATCCGTTGTTTGGTAATGCTACTTCTGGTAATTTAGCACACGCAGCTAACGCAAATCTATCATTTAATGCAGCAACAGGAGCATTGTCAGCTACGCTATTTACCGGTACATTAACTACAGCAGCGCAGCCCAACATAACATCGGTGGGTACCCTAACATCGCTGGGGGTGACTGGAAACATTTCGTCAGGTAATGCGAATCTTGGTAATTTAACTACATCAAACTTTTATGCGGGTACGTTAACTACAGCAGCGCAGCCCAACATAACATCGGTTGGTACGCTATCCAGCTTGTCAGTAACCGGTACAACTACTAGTGGTAATTTCGCTACAGCAGGCAATATAACAGCTAGCTTCTTAGTATCCAATGTCGCTATTGGTACAGCACCACTCGCAGTAACTAGCACCACCCGGGTATCAAATCTTAATGTTAATTATGCGAATGTCGCTGATTTCGGAGTGGTTACGGCACAAACTACCGGCACATTCTACCCTATATTTGTAAATGGTAACATTACAGGTAACTATGCTCACGCAGCAAATAGTGGTTTCTCGGCTAATATTGCTAATGGTGCGTTGATAGCAACTACATTTGTTGGTGCATTGAGTGGAGCAGCCACTAGCGCAACTACTGCGGGTACTGTCACCACTAATGCACAACCCAATATTACTTCAGTGGGTACACTGTCTAGTTTATCAGTAACCGGTAATACTACTTCTGGCAACTTAATTGGTGTACACGCTAATGGCACCTCAAATGTCAGTATACCAGCAGTTAATGGTAATGTAAACATCAGCTCCGCAGGTAATGCAAACATCATAGTAGTTACTGGTACTGGTGCTAACGTCACAGGTACGCTTAATGTATCAGGGACAGTATTGCTCACTACATTAACGACAGGC